GGTGATATCATGAGTGAGATTAGAGTAGATGCAATAAAAACTCGTGCAGGTGCAGTTCCAAAAGCAGGTGATCTTGGTTTAAATATTACAGGAACTGTTTTGCAAGTTGTTAGTGCTGAAGATGATACTAACTCTTCAACAACGTCAACATCTTTTCAATCAACAAGTGTAACTGCAACAATAACACCTTCTTCAACTTCTAGTAAAATTCTTGTCATATGTCAGATTAACATAAAACAAGACACTGGTACTGCTAATGGTTCTCATATGGAAGCACAAATACAAAGAGGTGGCTCGGCTATTGGTAAAACAGTTGACCACGGAACAAGAGAATTAGCTGGTACTGGTAATACAGACAATGTACAAACTTCTCCTATTTTAACAACATTAGACAGTCCAAGCACAACAAGTGCAACAACATATACTGTTTTTATAAGATCAAAAAACACTGCTTGTACTGCTAGGATAAATCACGATAATGGTGGTTCAGTCATGACATTAATGGAGATTGCAGGTTGACCGACATAATTAAATCAATTTTAGCTATAAATCCCAATGCAGAAGTAACTGTTAAAGCAGATGATATAAAACAAATTACTTGGCACGGAGACACTGCACCCATAGCTGAAACAGATATACTTGCTAAACAAAAAGAATTACAAACTGCTTATGAAAATAACAAGTATCAAAGAGATAGAGCATCTGAATATCCATCAATAGCAGAACAGTTAGATGACCTATATCACAATGGCATAGATGGTTGGAAGTCTACCATAAAAGCTATTAAAGATAAGTATCCGAAAGGTTAGACATGAGTGAAATAAGAGCAGATAAACTACACAATGCTTCAGGCGATAATGACAGTGGAATTGATTTATCTACGAATGACCAAGTAAGTATTAAGACTGCTGATACAACTAGAGCCACAGTTGATTCTAGTGGTAATATGAAATTTGACTCAGGTTTTGGTTCAGTTACTACAGTGTATGGTGTGAAAGCATGGGTTAATTTTGATGGTACTGGTACAGCAGCAATAGATGGCAGTGGTAATATAGCGAGTTTAACAGACAATGATACAGGTAGCTATTCAATTACCTTGACTGTAGCTATGCCAGATACAAATTATGCAGGTCCAAATAGTATTGGTGGAAGTAATGGTGTAACTGATTTATCTTCTAAAAGTACAACTCAATATAATCTTTTTACAAGAAATTTATCAGGTTCACAACAAGACCAGTCAACTGTTGATATTGGACTTATACGTTAGGAGTAGGTAATGGCAAACGGAACAATAGCATTTGATACATTACAGACAAGTGGGCAGATAACAGGCACAGCTAAGTCTGTGGATACAGATTATCTTTTGAATGGTAGTGCTAGAATGGTTATAAATTATGACCAAATAGCAGATTCAATAAGGTCTTCATTAAATGTGTCTTCTGTATCTGATGATGCTACAGGTCAATTTACAATTACATTTACAGCATCCAAAAATGACATTAACTATTCCCCATCATCAGCATCTATGGCTATGGCAACTAGTGATAGAGTTGGTAGCTTTGTTGGTATAAGAGTTACATCTCAATCAACTCCTAATGCAAGGTCTGTTGGGTTATTTACAGGCAGTTTAAAAATTGATAGTGGTTTTGGAGCTAATGCTAGTGGAGCTGCAGGAGAAGCAGACAATGATGCAAACTGTGTACAAACATTTGGAGACCTCGCATGACAATAGAAACACCAGAATTTCTAGAGCCACACAGAACAGAATATTGTGTAGTATGGGAAGACCCAGAGACACCTGATGAACCTGCAAAGGTTACACATCCTGACCCTAATTGGATGGCTTGTGCATTGCAAGGTGGCATATTACCACCAGTTGAAGTATACTGGGAATTGAAGAAAGATGAGGACAAGCCTGACTTTGTAAAGCATACAAGAGGTTACTTGTTGCACAACACAAAGCCTATTGAAGCAATGACAGAAGAAAGAGCAATAGAATATCTTATTATGAAAGACATACCACAGCACGTATGGCGAAACTACGACAAAGCCAACAAGCCACGTATGGTCATTTGTACTAAGTCACAGTTACCAAGCACTAGAGTATGGCGAAATGCTTGGAAAATTAATGAAGAACTAACCATACAGAAAGATGAGGTGGCTTAAATGGCAACAACAAATATAGTAGATAAAGATGGCAACACCATTGCAGCATCAGACGCAACAGTGCCATCAGACAGACATTTCAGAGGTGCATGGACATTATCTGGAACAACTATAACAGAAGACTTAGCAACAGCTAAAGATATATTCAAGGACAAGATAAGGGAAGTTAGAAAGCCTTTATTAGAAGCTGAAGATGTAGCGTACATGAAGGCAATGGAAGCTGATGATGCAGATGCAAAAGCTGCAAGTGTAACTAAGAAAACAAATCTTAGAAATGCAACTGCTGCTAGTGCAATCACAAGTGCAAAATCAATTAGTGCATTGAAAGCTGCTTGGGATGCTGATTTGTTAGGTGACAGTCCATACGCATAGGAGTAACGGATGGCTTTAACAAAAGTAATAGGTAGTGGTGTAGGAGATATTAACGGACTTACTCTGAGTGATGGTGATATAACTTTAGCATCAGGTCATGGTATAAGTTTTGCTGCTACCGCAGACACAAGTGCATCAGGTGCATCTATGGCATCAGAGCTTCTTGATGATTATGAAGAAGGAACATGGACACCTGCTTTTGATGATGCAGGAGGTGGAACATTTGGTTACTCTTCACAATCTGGAAAGTATACTAAAATTGGAAATAAGGTTTACTGTCAATTTAGTATAGTTGTAAGTTCCGTATCAAGTTTAAGTGGAAGTATTATGAGATTAACTGGTCAACCTTTTAACAGTAATTCAGATGAAAATATGTTAGTTACAAGGTATCAAGGTTTTACTAGCGGTGCTCCACATAGAGGTAATGCAAGTGGCTCAAACTCTGTAAATATAAAATCAGAAGGCACTAATGACAATGGTAACTTTCCATCTAGTAATACAACATCTTCTGCTCAACTCATTGGGCAACTTACGTATACAGCATCTTAGGAGTTATAAATGGCATTAACTGAAGAAATAATTCAAGATAAAATAGAAGTAGTTGGTGACTATAAAATGGTTCAAGTAAGAACAGCCACAGTGATAAAAAAAGATGGTGTGGAAATAAGTCGTAGTTTTCACAGACACATGGTAGCACCAAATGCAGACATAAGTGGAGAAAGTGCAGAGGTAAAAGCGATATGCAATGCAGTGCATACAGATGAAGTAAAAACTGCTTATGCAAAACACTTAGAATCATTAAAGGTATAAACAATGCCGTACATAGGTCGTTCAGAAAATTTTGGTGTAAGAAGTAGGTTCCAGTATCAGGCCACGGCTGGACAAACTAGCTTTAGTGGATCAGATGCGAACTCACTATCACTAAGTTACACCGATAGTCTGTACATGGATGTGTATCAAAATGGTATTTTGTTAGTGCCAGGTGATGACTACACCGCAACAACTGGTACAACTGTTGTATTAGTTCAAGCAGCGAGTTTGAACGACATTGTAGAAATGGTCGTGTATGATACTTTTTCTGTAGCAGATAGTTATACTAAATCAGAAGCAGATACTAGGTATCCTTTCAAGGGCAACAATAGTATTATAAGATTAAACGGACAGACAATCAGTGCAGACATTACAATAGATAGCGATGAGAATGGTGTAAGTGCAGGTCCTATAACACAGTCAGCAACAGTTACTGTTAATGGCTACTGGAGTATCGTATGACAAGTCAATTAAATGTAGATACCATTGTAGATAAAGCAGGGTCAGGTGGCACGAATGTAAAGATAGGTAATACGTCTACCTATGTATCTGATAGTGGTGCAGTTACACAGAATACTGTACAAGGGTTGGCGAAGGCTTGGTTTAGTGCGAGTAGTGATACAACACTATCAGATAGTTTTAATGTTTCTTCTGGA